ATGGAAAGGCTATAATAAGTATTGTTTTATAAAACCATCTCCAACTAAAAAATCTTTTATAAAAAAATCAATTACAGAAGAACCTTTGTTTGGAACAATAAAATATATTAACGATCAGTTGTTAAGCATGGGCTTGAAAGTTGGTGATGAAATATCTTACCAGCCAGACAGCGAATATGAGTTTAATATAGATGGAGAAAGACTCTACAGAATGTTTACCAACAACATAACTTTTTCTTTATGATTTATATATTAGATGACTTTGTAGAAAAAAACTTATTTAAAATAGCTAATGATTATTTAGATAAAAATACTTTTAATAAAATAAAAGCAGGAGATAAAGATTTTCACATACAGAAATCAAATAAAGAGTTTGATAAGTATGTTACTTCAAGGCTGTCTATGGTAGAGGGTAAAGAGATAAAAAATATTTTAAGTTTTTTTAGAGTATCTACAGACACCTTGGATGTTTCCTGGAGGATTCATTCTGATTTAAATATTAATGGTGAAAAACCAGATAGAGCATTAGTTCTTTATTTGTCTCCAAGAGAAAAGGAAGATCTTCATGGAACTGCTTTATGGGAACATGATATTTATGGAAGAGAGATTCCTAAAGAAATAACTGATGAAGATTACGATAAAATGATTAAATTAGATGCTAACAACTTAGATAGGTGGAGATTAAGTACAGTTGTTGGTTATGAAGAAAATAGATTAGTTTCTTACCCTTCAAGTTATTTTCATAGTAAATATCCAAACATATCATGGAAAGAGGGAAGAAAAGTTTTTGTTATGTTTTACAAGGTTTCTGATTATGAGTAATAAAAAAATTGAAAAAAATAATACCGAATGGTATGAGAAAGTAGATAAATTAAAACTTAAATATAATCGAAATAAAGATGGATATAAAAAACATAAAAAAAGAGATTATAAAAGCTGGTGAGTCAGCTGTTTTGCAATTAATAAAAGTTGCAAAAGAAGATATTATTAAGTATGATAAAGATGATGAGCTGGCTGCTGATAGATTAAAAAATGCAGCTGCTACAAAAAAGCTTTGTATTATGGATGCTTTTGAAATACTAAAAAAAATTCAAGAAGAAAAAGATCAAATAGAAGGAGTAGATACTAAAAAAAATAATACACCAAAAGGATTTGCAGAATCAAGATCAAAATAAATTATACACTGAACTTAAAAATATAGTTCCTAAAAATGTTTTGTCTATAAAAAACAAATCTAAATCATGGGCTTATGGCTATAATGAAAAATACAATTTCGTTGTTATATCAAAAACAGGCCAAATTGATGAAATAATAAATATCAGTGGTCTTAATATAGCTCTTCCAAAACCTTCAAAAGACATAATTAAAAGATCAAAAAAAAAAGAAGATCAGTTTTGGGAATCTAAAGAATTACCTAAGCAATTAAAAAAAATAAAATCTATTTTTCAATGGCACGAAGCTCCTTTAAGTTTTAAAAATGAGTGGATTGATTATATTGAAAATGAATTTAACTACAGAGAGTTGGGTTGTTGGTTTTACAATAATGGAGTTCCTACTTATATTACAGGAACTCATTATATGTATCTTCAATGGACGAAGATAGATGTAGGGCTTCCTGACTACAGGGAGGCTAATAGGGTTTTTTATATATTCTGGGAAGCTTGCAAAGCAGATAAAAGAAGTTTTGGAATGGATTACTTGAAAATTAGACGTTCAGGGTTTTCTTTTATGGCTTCATGTGAAGGAGTAAATACTGGTACAATAACAAAAGATGCTCGTATTGGCGTTTTATCTAAAACAGGATCTGATGCAAAAAAAATGTTTACTGACAAGATAGTTCCTATATCCAACAACTACCCTTTCTTTTTTAAACCCATACAAGACGGTATGGATAAACCAAAAACAGAATTAGCTTATAGAGTACCTGCTTCAAAAATTACTAAAAAGAATATGTATTTAACTGAAGAACAGGAACTTGAAGGTCTTGATACTACTATTGACTGGAAAAATACTGGAGATAACAGTTATGATGGTGAAAAACTACAATTGTTACTGCACGATGAAAGTGGAAAATGGGAAAAGCCTGACAATATTTTAAATAACTGGAGGGTTACTAAGACTTGTCTTAGATTAGGTAGTAAAGTTATTGGTAAATGTATGATGGGATCTACTTCAAATGCGCTTGACAAAGGTGGTAGTAATTTTAAAAAATTATACATTGATTCTGATTGTGGAAAACGAAACTCAAATGGTCAAACTAAAAGTGGGCTATATTCACTTTTCATCCCAATGGAATGGAACATGGAAGGTTTTATTGACAGGTATGGAATGCCTGTTTTTAGATCACCTAAATCACCAATACTTGGTATTGATGGAGAGATGATAAATCAAGGAGCTTTAGATTATTGGGAAAACGAAGTTGATTCGTTAAAGCAAGATCCTGATGCCTTGAACGAGTTTTACAGACAGTTTCCAAGATCTGAGTCTCACGCTTTTAGAGATGAAAGTAAACAATCTATATTTAATTTAACTAAAATATATCAACAGATTGACTATAATGATTCTTTAATTACTGCAAGATATGTGACTCAAGGATCTTTTTCTTGGGAGAACGGAATTAAAGATACCAGGGTTATTTGGTCACCTAATAAAAGAGGAAGATTTTTTGTAACTTGGTTACCAGAAAAAGCATTGCAAAATAATATTATAACAAAGAATGGAGTAAAATACCCAGGGAATGAACACGTAGGTACATTTGGGTGTGACTCATATGATATATCAGGGGTTGTTGTTGGGAAAGGATCTAATGGATCTTTACATGGATTGACGAAATTTAATATGGATAATGCTCCAAGTAATGAGTTTTTTTTAGAATACATAGCGCGTCCTCAAACTGCTGAGTTGTTTTTTGAAGATGTTTTAATGGCTATGGTTTTTTATGGAATGCCTATTTTGTGTGAAAATAATAAACCACGTTTATTATATCATTTAAAAAATAGAGGATATAGGCAGTTTAGTGTAAACAGGCCTGACAAAAGATTTAATAAGTTGTCAAAAACAGAAAAAGAATTAGGTGGAATACCAAATTCAAGTGAGGATGTAAAACAATCTCACGCTTCTGCTATAGAATCTTATATAGAAAAATATGTAGGATTAGACATGGAGGGATCATATAGAGATCAAGATGATATGGGAATAATGCATTTTCAAAGAACCTTAGAGGATTGGGCTAAGTTTGATATAAATAATAGAACTAAATTTGATGCGTCTATTAGTTCAGGTTTAGCTATAATGGCAAATCAAAAACACCTATACACTCCGTCTAAACAAAAATCGAAAATAAGCATTAACTTTGCAAGATATAATAACACAGCTTCGGTTAGTCAATTAATTAATAAATGAAAGATGTAAAAATACAAGTTAACTCGGCTGCTTTTCCTGATCAATTTGAATCAGATTCCGTTAAAGATACTATGGAGTTTGGCTTGCAAGTAGGTCAAGCGATTCAGTACGAGTGGTTTAGAAAGGATAGTGGTTCGTGTAGGTTTTATAATCAATGGGCTGACTTTAATAGACTTAGGCTATACGCCAGAGGAGAACAGTCTATAGCTAAATATAAAAATGAAATAGCAGTAGATGGAGATTTAAGTCACTTAAATTTGGACTGGACTCCAGTTCCTATAATACCAAAGTTTGTAGACATAGTTGTAAACGGAATGTCTGATAGGCTTTTTAAAGTAAAAACTTACGCTCAGGACGCTATGTCTGCTGAAAAACGTAGTGTTTTTCAAGACATGGTTCAAGCTGACATGGTAGCAGCGCCAGTTTTAAGGCAGTTAGAAAAAGATTTTGAAATACCTGTTTTTAGTGTTGCTGAAGAAGAGCTTCCTGGAAGTGATGAAGAGCTTGAGTTATATATGCAAATGAAGTACAAGCCAGCTATTGAGATTGCTCAAGAAGTTGGAATAAATACTTTGTTGGATGAAAATCATTACCAAGACATAAGGAAAAGAGTTGATTATGATCAAACTGTTTTAGGTATAGGAATATGTAAACATATGTTTTTGCCTGGAACTGGAGTTAAAGTTGACTATGTAGATCCAGCAAATGTAGTTTATAGTTACACTGAAGATCCTTATTTTAAGGATAATTTTTATTGGGGAGAAATAAAAACAGTTCCTATTGGGGAGCTAATTAAAATAGATCCAGACCTAACTCTTTCTGATTTAGATGAAATTTCTAAATACAGTCAATCTTGGTATCAATATTATAATAACGCTCAAGCTTATAATAATAGTATGTTTCATAGAGATACCGCTACATTATTATACTTTAACTACAAGTCTACTCACTCTTTTGTTTATAAAAAGAAAAGAATGTCAGATGGAAGTTTTAAGACTGTAGAAAAAGATGATCAATTTAATCCTCCTGTTGAAATGCAGGAAGAGGGTAAGTTTGAAAAAGTTACAAAAAGAATTGATGTTTGGTATGATGGAGTGATGGTTATGGGTACTAATATAATGCTTCAGTGGAAACTAAGTGAAAATATGGTTAGACCTAAATCAGCCAATCAATATGCAAGGCCGAACTACATAGCCTGCGCTCCACGAATGTATAAAGGTTCTGTAGAATCTTTAGTAAGAAGAATGATTCCGTTTGCTGATTTAATCCAAATGACTCATTTGAAAATACAGCAAGTAGTTTCAAGGGTAGTTCCTGATGGGGTTTTTATTGATGCTGATGGATTAAATGAAGTGGACTTAGGAACTGGAAGTGCTTATAATCCAGAAGATGCTTTAAGGCTTTACTTTCAAACAGGTAGCGTTATTGGTAGAAGTTTTACTCAAGACGGAGAGTTTAATAACGCTAAAGTTCCTATAACTCAATTAACTGCTTCAAGCGGAGCAGGTAAAATGCAAATGCTTATAGGTAATTATAATCATTATTTAGATATGATCAGGTCAGTTACTGGACTTAACGAAGCTCGTGATGGTTCAAGTCCAGATCCCAACTCTTTAGTTGGCGTAAATAAATTAGCGGCATTAAATTCTAATACAGCGACAAGACATATTTTACAAGCAAGTTTATATATGACTCGAAGTTTAGCGGAATGCTTATCAATAAGAATGGCAGATATATTAGAATATGCTGATTTTAGAGATGAGTTTGCTATGCAAATTGGTAAATATAATTTACAGATTATTGATGAAATAAAAAATCTTTATTTATATGATTTTGGAATATTTATAGAAATGTCTCCAGATGAAGAAGAAAAAGCTATGTTAGAGCAAAATATACAAATGGCTTTGTCTCAAGGAAATATAAGTTTAGAAGACGCTATTGATATTAGAGAGATACATAATTTAAAAATGGCTAATCAATTACTGAAACTAAAACGTAAACAAAAAGAAGAAAGAGAACAGCAACAAGCAATGCAGCAACAAGAAATGCAAGCTCAACAGCAAATGCAAGCTCAAGAAGCTGCGGCTCAACAGCAAATGCAAATAACTCAACAAGCAGCTGCAACTAAAATGGAAACAATGACTGCTGAATCTCAAATGGCAATTCAAAAAATGCAGATGGAAGCTCAGTTAAAATCTAAATTAATGGAGGTTGAGTTTAATTATCAAATGCAATTAAAAGGAGTTGAGCAGTCTCAAATAGATGAAAGAGAAAAAAACAGAGAGTCTGAAAAAAATAAAAGAATAAACCAACAATCCACTAATCAATCTAAAATGATTGAACAAAGAAAACGTAATTTACCTTCTATTAATTTTGAATCAAACGAGGATAGTTTAGATGGTTTTGATTTTTCTGAATTTAATCCACGATAAATAGCTAAAAATTTAATTAAAATAAGTATTAACTTTGTTAAAAATAAAATCAAATGGAATTTAAAGTAAAAGAAGTAACAAAAGAAGAAAAATCTCGTGTTGAAGTAGAAAACGAATTACTAAAAAAACACGAAGAAAAATTTGAAGACTCAGGTGACGAGAAAGTTGATGTAGATAAAGTTAATGTGTCTGGGGATAGTCCAGAAGTTAACTCTTCTACGCCAGAGTCTAAAGAAGTTGTTGAAGAACCGATAAATGAAAATATCGGTTTAAAAGACGAAGACGTTCTTTCATATATTAAAAATAGATACGACAAAGATATAAAGTCTGTTGATGATTTGTTTGCGGAAAAAGAGGCAAATTTAGATTTACCAGAGGATGTATCAGCGTATTTTAAGTACAAGCAGGAAACTGGTCGTGGAATTGAAGACTTTTATAATTTACAAAAAGACTTTGATTCTATGGATGATAATGCTGTACTGGCTAACTACTATTCATCTGTCGAAGAAGGTTTAGATGAAATAGATATTCAAGATTTAATCGAAGATAAATTCAGTTATGACGAAGAGCTGGATGAAGCAAGAGAAATCAAGAAGTTGAAGTTAGCAAAAAAACGTGAACTTGCTAAGGCAAAGAAGTTTTTAAATGAACAAAAAGATAAATATAATATTCCTCTTGAGTCAAGTGGGGGTGGGTTATCTGAAGATCAAGAAAAAAATCTTAATGCTTATAAGAGTTACATCGAAGAATCTAAAAGTTTAGAAGAAGCAAACAGCAAGAAGGCTGAGTTTTTTGTTCAAAAAACAAATGATGTTTTTAACAGTGATTTCAAAGGTTTTGATTTCAATGTATCGGATAGTAAACTAACCTTTAAACCAGGGACTGCGGAGGAATTAAAAAATAAACAATCTAATGTTGGTAATTTTATTAGTCAATATGTAGGTAAAGATGGATTAATTACTGACGCTGTAGGTTACCATAAAGCTTTATCGGTAGCTATGAATCCTGATAAATTTGCTCAATACTTTTATGATCAGGGTGTTGCTAACGCTGTAGACAATGTTTCAAGAAAATCTAAAAACATTAATATGGATATTAGACAACAATCTCAAACAGTCTCAAAAGACGGAATGAAGATACGCCCAGTGAGTAATAGTAGAAACGAACATGGAAGAGGACTCAAAATTAGAAGTATTAAAAAAAGTTAAACAATTAAAAATTAAAAAATGGCAGTAAATTTGACACCAGGATTTGACTTGCAGCCAAGTGCGCAGCAAACTCCACTATCAACAAACTACATAAACAACTTTGATTTCTTGAACCAGTATCTACCTGATACTTATGAAAAGGAATTTGAGCGTTATGGAAACAGATCAGTAGCATCATTCTTAAGAATGGTAGGTGCTGAAATGCCTTCTAACTCTGACCTTATTAAATGGGCAGAGCAAGGAAGATTACACACTAAATATCAAAACTGTACCTCAGCATCAGCAGCAGGAGCTGTAGATGGCGTATGGACTATTCCAGGAGTTGGAGCAGCACCAGGCGCAGGAGCGAACAACCCAGCTAACTTTAACCCACAGTTAAATGCTAACTCTGGAATTTTAGCTTCATTAAGAGTTGGACAAACAGTTATGATTTCGGACAACACACCAGGATCTACTTTACAAAACAAAGCAATTGTAAAAGTAGCTCCAACACCAGCAGCACCAGGGACTTTTACAGTAGCTTACTATGAAGCTGGTGGACAAGCTATGGTAGCAGCAACATCATGTGATATCTTTATCTATGGTTCTGAATTTGCAAAAGGAACTAATGGAATGGTAGGATCTAATGAGGCTGATGACTTTATTTTTGACAACAAGCCAATTATTATCAAAGACAAATATACTGTTTCTGGTTCTGATATGGCTCAGATTGGATGGATTGAAGTAACAGGTGAAGACGGAGTAAGCGGATACTTATGGTATCTAAAGTCTGAACACGATACAAGATTACGTTTTGAAGATTACTTAGAGACAGCAATGGTGGAAGCAGTTCCAGCAGACGCAGCTTCAGGTGCAGCAGATTTCTTACAAGGTGTAGGAGTAGGTGCAGGTGCAGCTAATCTTTCAGGATCTGATGGAATTTTCTATAGTGTATCAACAAGAGGAAATGTTTTCGGAGGTGGAAACCCAGTTGCATTAGCTCAGTTTGATCAAGTAATCCAACGTCTTGATAAGCAAGGTTCTATTGAAGAAAATGTAATTTTTGTAAACAGACAATTCTCATTCGACATTGACGATATGTTAGCAGCACAAAACTCTTATGGAGCAGGTGGTACTTCTTATGGTTTATTTGACAATGATAAAGACATGGCTTTAAACTTAGGTTTTACAGGATTCCGTAGAGGATATGACTTTTACAAGTCTGACTGGAAATACTTAAACGATCCTACAATGAGAGGTGGTGTAAACGCAGGGGCAATCAACGGACTATTAGTTCCAGCTGGTTCAACTACAGTTTATGATCAAATCTTAGGAAAGAACGCTAAACGTCCTTTCTTACACGTAAGATATAGAGCTTCTGAAACTGAAGATAGACGTTACAAAACTTGGATCACTGGTTCTGCTGGTGGAGCAAGAAATAGCGATCTTGATGCAATGGAAGTAAACTTCTTGAGTGAAAGAGCTGTATGTACTTTAGGTGCAAACAACTTCTTCTTATTCCAAGATGCATAGTAAATAGTAGTAATAGTTACCCTCGTTATAATGACGAGGGTAATTATTTTTTTTAAATCAAATTAAATTATATTATAATGGCAAAACAAAAAGAAAAGTACGAAAACAAAGCCTATAGGCTTACAGGTAACCAACATCCACTTTCATATATGTTGGCATCAAGACACTCACAAAGATCACCTTTATTACATTTTGACGAACAACAAGGCGTGAATAGGCCTTTGCGTTATGCTCGTAATCAAAAATCTCCTTTTGAAGATGAACAAGATGGAAACGCAATTTTAGAGCCAATCGTTTTTGAAGACGGAATGCTTATAGTGGAAAAACAAAATCAATCTTTACAAAAATTCTTACACTATCACCCAAGTAATGGGATGGTATTTGAGGAAATTAACAGCTCAAAAGATGCAGCTGAAGAGTTAGAATATGTAGAAGCAGAGTTGGAGGCTCAAATAGAGGCTAAAAAAATAACATCTGATATTCATAAACTAACATCAGTTTGTAGAGTTTTAATGGGTAATGGGGTAGACAACATGACTGTTCCAGAATTAAAAAGAGACATTCTTTTATATGCAAAAGCAAGGCCAGAAGATTTTATGGCTACAATAAATGATCCAATGTTAGAACTAATGGATACTATTCATCAGTTTATAATGGCTGGATTTATTGCTTACAGAAATAATAACAAAGATGTTTACTATAACTTACCTAATAATAAAAAGAAAATGCTTACAGTTCCTTATGGAGAAGATCCAAATTATATTATCGGTTCTTTTTTACAATCAGATGAAGGGCTTGAGGTTTATAAGCTTTTAAAAAATAAGTTAAAAAATAAAAAGTAATAACTACTAACTAACGAAAAATTAGCTACCTAAAAAGGTGGCTTTTTTTTTGCTATCTTTGTACTTTATTAACCCATTAAAAACTTTTTATAAAATGGCAAAATTTCTTAAAATTACAAATGCTCCAATTACAGGTCAATTAATTAGTATTGACGGAGTTAAAGCTCTTGCTACTGCATCAGCTACAGCAACAACTGTAACAATTGATTATGTTGACGGAACTACAACTACAGTAACAACAGCAGCTCAAGTAGGTCATGATGTTTATGATTCTATCATGGACGGAATGGAACAAGCTTTAGCTACGTCTTGGCAAAAACCTTACTATGAGGTTTTATTACCAAAAGCTGTTACAAGTATTGTTAATGCTTAATAAGCAAATTAACTAACCAATACCTTAAGAGGCTACAAAAAAAAGTAGCCTCTTTTTTTTTGCTATCTTTGTGAAAAGAATTAATTATGCCTATAAATGAAGTACGAAATACTGTATTAGCCTTAGCCAATAAAAATAATTACGGATACATATCTCCAGCAGATTTTAATCTGTACGCCCAACAGGCTCAAATGGATATGTTTGAAGATTATTTTTATCAATACAACAATCAATTGCTTAAAGAAAATCTTAGACAATCAGGATCTGGTTATGCTGATATATCAAAAGGTTTAGTTGAGGTTATTGATACTTTTTATGTAAACACTCCTTTATTAAACTCTGCAACAACTCAGTTAGGGAATATACAGACTAACCTATATACATTACCTTCTGATTATTACTTAATTAATAAGATGATGGTATATACAAAAGAGTTAGCGGCAGGCACTACAACTTCAACCAATGGTGGAGGTGTGTCTGTAGCTGATACTACAGCAGACTTTATTGCAGCAGGAGTAGCGGTTGGAGATATAGTCTCAACTATTACAGGCGGAGTGGTTTATAATACTATAGTTTCACAAGTAGTTAGTGCAACTAATCTTTTAGTATTTACAACACCTGGAGTAATTGTATGGAATGCTATAGGAAAAACATATAACATATATTCTGCTAATAACATTATAGAAGCCGAAAGAGTTGCTCAAAGTAAAATTACAATGTTAAACAATTCTGTTTTAACAAGACCAAATATTGGATATCCTGCATATACTCAAGATGCTTTAGCAGCTCAAGCTTATCCAAACACAATAAATAAAATAGGTCAATTTACATCTCAGTATGTAAGGTATCCTCTTCCTCCAAACTGGACTTATGCTACATTATTAGCAGGAGAGCCTTTATTTGATCCAACAGCGGCAGATTATCAAGATTTTGAACTACCGCTATCTGACGAACCTATGCTTGTTGCTAAAATATGTCAATATGTAGGGCTTGAAATAAGAGAAGCTGATGTATTAGCTTTTGGTCAAAATTTAGAAATAACTGAAAACCAACAACAATCATAATTATGGCATATATAAACGATTACGCATATTATCAAAATTCAGGGAATAACCCTACCGATGCTAACTGGGGTTCTTATCAGTTTGTTTCTTTGTCAGATATAGTTAACAATTTTATGTTAATGTATCAAGGGAATCATGAGCTTATAAATAATATAGAAAGATACCAAGTTTTATTTCATGCAAAAAGAGGAATACAAGAATTAAATTATGATGCAATGAAGGAGATAAAAATTCTTCAGTTAGACGTTACTAATCAATTGCGATTTGTTCTACCTCCTGACTATGTAAACTGGGTTAGAATTTCTCAAATGGTAAATGGTGTTTTACATCCTTTATCAGAAAATATTCAAACTAATTGGTCTTCAGCATACCTTCAGGACAATAATTCTAATATTTTATTTGATCAAGACGGAAATGCATTAAGCCCTCAAGAGTCTGAGGTTAACTTAAATCAGATGTCAACAACAGCTCCAAGTATTTACTTAAATTCAAGTAGTCCGTATAATGGATCTGAAGGGTGGAATATAAATGGGGTATGGTGTTTTAATTATTCTATTGGATCTCGTTTTGGTTTAAATACTGAAACAGCTAATTCTAATCCAACTTTTACTATTGATAAGCAATCAGGAGTTATAAACTTTAGTAATATGATAGCTTCTTCTTCAGTTGTTTTAGAATATGTATCTGATGGAATGGAAAATGGTGTTGATACTGACGTTCACGTAAATAAACTATTTGAACAATATATATATGCATATATTAGATACTCTATATTAAACGGAAGAGTTGGAGTAACAGAATATGTTGTTAATAGAGCGAGAAAAGATAAATCTTCTTTATTAAGAAATGCAAAAATAAGATTAAGCAATATACATCCTGGTAGACTATTAATGAATTTACGAGGCCAGAATAAATGGATAAAATAATATGGGGAAGTCTGAAATAGTTACAACTAATTTTATTGCAGGTAGAATGAATAAATCCATAGACGAACGATTGCTTCCTCCTGGGGAGTATATTGACGCTATGAATGTTCGCTTAGGATCTACAGAAACGACTGAAATAGGCGCTGTTGAAAACTCAAGAGGTAATGAACAGCTTACTTCAATTGGTTTTGAGGGAACTTCTTTATCCTCATCTGCGGTGTGCATAGGGGCTTATGAAGATGGTATGAGGGAAAATATTTATTGGTTTATACACGATGTAAATTTCCCTGGAAAAACTGGAGGTATTGACTTAATAGTTTCCTTTAACACTCAAAATCAAGTTGTTAGATACCATGTGGTTTCTACTTCAGTATTAAATTTTGATCCTGAGTATTTAATAACAGCAGTTGATTTAGTAGATGGAGAATTACTGTTTTTTACAGATGATTTAAATCCTCCTCGAATGATAAATATAGGAAGAAATTATCCTTTTCCAGTTGGAAATACAGATCAAATTGTTGAAGAAGACATATCTGTAATAGTTAAACCTCCTGGATTTGAAGATGTGGTTGGATCAAATGTAAACTTACCTGCTCCATTAGTTCAGCTTGTAAATTTACCTGGTAATGAAAATTATCTAAAAGAAAGATTTGTTTGTTTTGCTTATAGATACAGGTATCAGGATAATCAATATAGCGCTACTTCATTATTTACAAAACCAGCTTTTGCGGCAAGCACATTTACTTTTGACACAAGAAATTATTTAAATGGCGGAATGGTTAATAGGTATAACGGAGCAGTTATAACTTTTAATACTGGTAGTAAACGTGTTTTAGAAATTGACTTACTATATAAAGAAACAACGTCAAATTCTATTTTTGTAATAGAGCGATTTAAAAAACAAGATTATGGGTGGGCAGATAATACATCTAAAACTTATTCTTTTACAAATAGTAAAATATACACAACAATAGGTGGAGATGAGTTATTAAGACAATACGACAATGTTCCAAGATTAGCAAAAGCTCAAACAATCATGAGTAACAGATTGTTTTACGGAAACTTTGTAGATGGATATAACTTTAGAAGAAATAGTGCTGAAGGTTCAAATATTGCTTTAAATTATTCAACTACCTACGTTTCTAAAAACGTAGATTTTATAACTTTAGCACTTCCATCACCAGGTAATGGTATCGCTTATACTCTTTCTGGAACAACTGAAAATATAGATAATAGTAAAATTACTATAAACTTAGCTGAAATTTCAAACAAGCTAAAAGCAGGGGCTGTAATAGGTTTGTCTTTTAGGTTTGAACACGCTAAATTAACAGGAACAACCACTACTGATTGTTACATTTCTAATAATGAGTTTAAAAACGCAATTTTTCCACTAACAATATCTATTACATTAAGTGAAGATTATTCTTCTGTTTATGATTTTGTAAGTTCAGCTCAGTTTCAAGATGCAATAGGAACAGGTATATTATCAGATGGTAGATTTGAAACTTTACCATTAGCAGACACAGGAAATTCTTTAACAGATTTATTTAATAATACGTTATCTTCTCCAGCAATAGACTGTACATTTACTAAGTTTAATAGTAGCATAACAGACGCAACTGCACAGCAAGGGTTTGCATTAACAGGTTTTTCTCCAGGATCTGATACATTTGAGTTGCAGGTAATTGCAATGAATTATCAATCCATAGATTCTACAGATCCAAATGCTCCGATAACAACAAATATGTTTGAGTTTTTTAGATTTATTTCTGGAGAAATTACATTCACTTCAGATAATGATACTACGAGCTTACATAGTAACAGAGATTATGAAACAGGAATTGTTTATATGGACGAGTATGCTCGTGCCTCTACAGTATTGGTTTCTGAATATAACACAGTTTATATTGAACCAGCAAATTCAGTTAGTGTAAATAGCATTTTAGTTCAAATAAATAGCATTGCTCCTTATTGGGCTAAAAAATACAAGTTTGTTGTCAAGCCAAGTTTAGGTACTTATGAAACTATATTTACTAATTTCTATTATGTAAGACCAAGCGACAATATGATCTTTTTTAAATTAGAAGGTGATAACGCTAATAAGGTTACAAAGGGGCAAACGCTAATAGTAAAAGGAGATGTAGATGGAGCTTTACCAAGGGTAGAGAAAGTTACTGTCTTAGATATAACGGCAGAGTCTACAGATTTCTTACAAGAAGCTGGAGAAATTGGTTTTGAAGATATAAGTCAATTACCAGGTTTATACATGAATGTTAAAAATCAAAATTTTAATGTTACAATTCCTGACGATTCGGTTATAGATTACGGAGAACAAAAAGCTTCATCTGCAAGACTTGGATGTGATTCAAACAGACAAGTAGGATATCCTTGTTTTACAACAGAATATGATCCAACAACAGGAGCTGTACTTTCTACAACAAACTATACTGTTCCAGGTGGTTCTATTATAAAGTTAAAATTTAAAGCTCAAAGATCTGCAACTGGTTGGCCAGGTGGAGCGAAAGAATATACTTGGGAATGGGAACAGCAATTTGTTGCCAGCAGAGATTATGCTGATATGAAAAGATGGTACGATGGAGACAATGTAAATGTTCTTTTAGCTTCTCCAGGAAGTGTAAATGGTTTTGGTGCTGATGATGTTGTTGCTACTTATGATGCTGGATATGTAAATGTTTCAGTTCCAAACAGTGGATTCCCTCCTTTTATTTCAGGAAATCCTTATGGTTTTGCTGGTAATCTTCCATGTACAAGATTTGATGTAAAGCTTGGTTTTGTTCAAGACGTTCCAGGTGATGCAACTTCTCCGTTATACTTTGGTATAAATAGTGGTGTTCCTGGAGCTGAAAGAGCTTTTGCTTCTGACAGACAATCAAGTATAGCTGCTGACATCGTTGTATTTAGAGCTAATACCTTGATGATTTTTGAATCAGAGCCTTTAGACGCAAATCCAGACTTATATTATGATGCAAGTGAAATGTATGATATTGACTCCAACTATAATCATTTATCAGGAACAGGAGATTATGATCAAGACCAAACTTCTTCACAAGATGCAGTTGTTGAGTTAAATTTTTCTGATGTTTACACATTTGGAAATGGTGTTGAAAGCTATAAAATTAAAGATAGATTAGCTGCTAAAAGTTTTCAGTTAGGAGAAAGAACGTTAGCTGTTTCTAATCAAGACTATAAGGAAGCTGATAGGTTTGAAGGAATGACTTACAGCGGTGTTTATAGCAGTAATTCTGGAACAAACAATTTAAATGAATTTAATTTAGGTTTAGTAAACTTTAAGGATTTAGAAACTTCTTATGGGCCTATTCAAAAAATGCACGCTCGTAAAACAGATATATTAGTTTTGCAAGAGGATAAAATTTCATATGTTTTAGCAAGTAAAAACCAATTAACCGACTCAACTGGTGGCGGTGTGGTTACTTCAGTTCCTCAAATATTAGGAACTCAAATTGCTCGTATTGAAGAGTATGGAATTAGTTTTAATCCTGAAAGTTTTATAACTCATGGGTTTGATACTTATTTTACAGATTCAAAAAGAGGAGCTGTTTTAATGTTATCAGGAGGCGCTTCGGAAGGAGGCGGTGGAGAAAGCTTAACTGTAATCTCCGAGTCTGGTATGAGATCTTTTTTTAGAGATGAGTTTTATGAAAATCTAAATAATCAAAAATTAGGAGCGTTTGATCCTTATATGGATGAATACGTGTTAGCAATGAATGATAAGCCAGTTCCTATACCTCCTCAAGTACTTCCATGTGGTACGTCTGTTACTAAAAATGGATTACAAGCTGGTACAGCTTTCTCTTCTACAGTAGATTTTGGAAATGTAATTGGAGATGTACCAATTGGATATAGTGTAACTTCAGGAAGTATTACAATTTCTGTATTATGGAATGGAACTACATTTACAAGTAGCACTTTAACTGGCTCAGGATCTTACACTTGGAGTAAATCTTTAAACACTCCAAGTAATGCAGTTGTAAAAGTAACCGCTGTTGGTTCTTCTTCAAGTTTTACAGTAGATTACAATTGTCCTGATCAAGTAAACATAACTGTTGTAAAAGTTGTTATGAACTCGGCTGTGGATGCTAACAAATATATTCATGCAGAATATTTTTGGGAAAACACAACAACTGTAAGTCCAATTGATAGTGACTTGTGTCAGTTTGGTAATTCTCATTTAATCGCGTCTACCTATGATGCTCAAGTTGGAATAAGATCTTTAGGTGTTTTTCCAAATGATGGAGTAGATTTAACCATAAGATCTAATAAAATTAATTTTGATGATTATGACTGGGGTTATCCTGATGATAATTTTAAATACTTATCAAGCAACACCTTATATCAAAACAACCAATCAGATATAGCAGCATTATTAACTGCATCTGCAACTATACCAAATGGAAGTGTTGTTAATCCGTCAGAGGGCTTGTACGAGTCTACAATAACTTCTTTGTCTCTGCCTGTTAATAATCAATATTTATATTTGATATACGACTACAGAAAGACATCGTGTCAGCAGTTTTGCTATGACGCAACTTCTGCTGATGAGGCTTGTTGTGATTGCTCATTTACTTGTGTTTCTTTTTCAGCAAGTACAAATCAGTCATTGCAAGACGTATGTAATCAACCATTGTCTCAAACATACTATCATACTGGATCAGGAACATTCCCTGCTTTAAATGATTTTGTTTATTCATCTTCTGTTTGTAACAGTAGTCAAGCAGTGCCTTTAACAGCAGGATATTATAAGTCAGAACCAACTAAATATATTAGAGTACAATCAAATGGGTTAGTAATAGAATTAGTAACTTGCCCTTAAATAAATAAAACTATGGCAACATTAGGAACATACTGTTTCGATGGCGTAAATTTTTCGTCAGCAACATCTTTATATACAGATTCTTCATTAAGCACTTTAGCTCCTGATGGTTATTATGGACAAGGCTTGATAGTTAGACAGCAGTTAAACGGAATATTGCTTAATGCTCAACCATGTAGCGCTTGTCTCGTTCCTTGTGGTTCAGGACTTTCTGCTTCAATAAATAATCAAAATGGAGTTTTTGATGCTAATATTGATTTAGCAAATGATACAGGGGCTGTGGTAATACGTTTTTTTATGGGATCTTCAATCCCAGATGGTGTAGATGTAACATGGAATGGAACACATTACAATAGATTAACCGCAGCAGATAATCATAATGGAGTTACATTAATTGACGGAGCTGGAGTACAGGTGGATTATGCTGGCATATTTAATCAAGGAACAGGTTTACCTACTTATGTGGGTAATCAAAACGCAAATTTATTAACCAATAGCCCTTACAATAGTGCTGGATCTTGCCCAACACAGGGTACTTCTCCATCAAATTTCTCCTTAGTTTCTGGAGCATACGTGGATCAAGGAACAACTCAAAATGTTACAATTGCTTCTAATGCTATAGGTTATGCTTCAGATCCTGATTCTCCTGTATTTACTATGGTTGTTCCAAAAACATCTGTAACCCCAACAGTTTTAGGTTTACAAATATTTGCACCACTTTGCGGCACTGCATTTAATTGGGAGATAGATTGTCCTGTTGCGTTACCATCTTTTACAGGCTCACCTCTTCAAGGAGGAGTTGGTTGTTTTACTCCAAATACAACTTACTATTTTGTTAGAAATGCAACTGGAACTACAGTTCCTTATACTGTGAGAACTAATACGTTGCCAGAGATAGGTAATTTTGTTTTTACAGCGTCTGATGGTTCAGCGTACCTAAATGATACCAATACACTTCAATACGTTATAATAGGAAATCCTGGGCCATCTGGAACAACTGCTTTAGGAATTAGAAACGGAGTTGTTGTGTCTTCAGGGCCTTGTAATCCAACTTAAAAAATAAAACTATATGGCAAATAAAACATTAACATACAATAAAGATTCTTCTTCACTACCAAGGTTTGGGGGGCAAGGAGGGTGGCCTTCTTTTTATTCTTTTTTTCCTGACTTTATGATAGGAATGAATAGTTTTTTTTACAGCTTTAAAGGAGGTAATTTATGGAGACATAATACTAATCCTTTACGAAACACTTATTACGGATCATTTACAGCATCTTCTATAAGAAGCGTTTTTAATCCTGAGCCGACTTTATCTATTAAGTTATTTAAAACTTTATCTTATGAGTCAACAACAACAGTAGCGGATACAAATGAAGCTCGATGGGCTTGTACATCTCTTCAAACAGACCTAACAGATGGTTTACCAGGATCAATGCTTGATACTTATTTTGTGCAAAAAGAAGGTGAATGGTTTAGTTTTTTAAGAACTAATTCAGGCACTGTTAATTGGCAAATGAGATCAGCAAATGGTGTAGGTGTATGTACAGCAGTTAGTGGAACAGCAGCTGCTACTTTAATTGATTTTGCAGGAGCTATTGGTTCTATATTAAATATTGGAGATAATGTATATGCCGCAACTTTAACAGCTGGTGTAGCCACTACAGCTCCAATTTTTATTGGTCAAGTAACAGCTAAAACAAGCACAAGTATTACTGTAGACACTACAGTAGCAGGCGGTTCTGTGCCAACAGTTGGACAGTTTATTATGTTTATTAAAAATGCAGTTGCGGAGTCACATGGAGCAAGAGGTTATTACTTAGAGTTTGAGTTAAAAAACGACTCAACATCACCAGTTGAACTCTTTTCAGTAGGGAGTAGCGTGATGAAAAGTTTTCCATAAAATTTACTATCTTTGTTGTAAATGAAATTAAATATACGACCATTAGAAGTAAGCGACTATGACAATATACTTGTAGGTTGGTGGGCGGACTGGAGATGGACAGCTCCATCAAGAGACTTTCTTCCTGAAAATGGTACAGGAGGTTATATAGTATACGACCAGGATACGCCTATATGTGCAGGATTTATGTACACAACTAACTCTACAGCGGTGTGGTGTGATTGGATAATATCTAATTTGCATTACAAAGATAGGAATAAAAGAAAAGAGGCCTTAGCTTTATTAGTTGGAACTATTACCAAGCAAGCTGAAGACCTAAATAAAAAATATGTATATGCTTTAATTAAAAATAAACCTTTAATTAACGTATATAAAAAAATAGGATATGAAGAAGCTTCTACGTATTCTATTGAAATGATTAAAAAAATATAATATGGCAGTAACAACAGCAGCAGTAGTAGGGGTAGCAGCTTCAGCAGGAGGAGCAATAAACTCCTTTAGTCAATCTGCAAAACAAGGAAGGATGGCTGAAAAGGCCGCGGCAGCTTCAAAAAAAGCTATGGCTGAGGCTAAAAAGAAAGCAGAAAAGAATTTTTATGCTGGATTAAATGTTTCTACCGAAGCTTACGATAGGGCTTTTGAAAATAATTTACAAGCACAAACTCAAAACATACAAGCTCTTCAAGAAGGAGATCCTCGTAACTTAGCAGCTGGTGTTGGGTTAGTTCAACAAGCTTCTGACGCTACTACCGAAGCTACTCGTTTAGGTTTACAAAAAGATTTAGAGGCAAATGCAAAAATGAAAGCAGATGCTAAAGACGCTATTAATCAAGACTTAAAGCGTATAGATTTAGGTTATGCAAAAGATCAAGAGAAAGTTGCTAAAGAATCAGCGGCAGCTTCCGCGACAGCTTTGTCTCAAGGGATAAGCGGAGTGGTAAGTACAGTTGGATCAGCAGCTCAATTAGCTCCTTTATTTGGAGGTAAACAACTTACTGCTGCCGAGCAAGCATACTTCAATAATTTAGCTAATGCTAAAGCAGCTGGTCAATAAAAAACATAAATAATGGCAAACGAATTTAGCAGACAAGAGTCGGTATCGGATTATGAAGTTTATCAAGGTCGTGAAGGATCTCAATTAAACTTTGCTGAAGAGGCGGCAAAAATTACAACTGGTGTAAATGCTATAGCTACTGCAAGGGAGGGGAAGAAAGCAAAGATACAGGCAGATACAGACGATGTAATTGCTCAGTTAGAAAAAGCTGATTCTTTTCAAAACCAGACTTTAGGTCAAACAGTTTTGTTGGCTGCGAAGGGATTAAAAGAAACTCTTTTAATGCAGTCTCAGTTAATGAAGAAAGGTAAAATAAAACCTTCTGATTTTATGGCTACTCTTCAAACAGCTAAAGACGATATGGCTAACTGGGGTATCGCTGCCAAAGATTGGAATACAAAATTTGTTGAATCTGAAGCAAGACAGAAGTTAGGCCCTAATGGTAAGGTTATAGCTTCTGGAATGGAGACAGCTATAAAGGAATCTACTTTAGCTTTTAATAACTTAGACAATGTAGTTCCATTTACTTCACCAACAGGTAATTCATACCTGGTTCGTTTAAATGAAGACGGAAGTATGCCTGAGTGGGATACACAGAGGGACGCATATCAAAGTTTTAATAATCTTAATAATTTACTATTATACCAAGATGATGGAGCAAAGTACGATGTAAGCACTATTGTTGCAAATGAAGTTAAAAATGTTGGTGCTTTTATTACATCCACTATTAGTGGATACACAGTAACTGATGGCGGTAATGTTGTTGTTACTCGTGAAGGAGCGAGAGAAATGGAAGATGCTTTGAAGGGAAAAGATGGTCAAACAAGATTTAACACCCTTGTTGAGACTATATCAGAAACTGTTATGGGAGATGAATTGTCTATTGCTAATATTTTAGTAGGCAGATCAGCAGGGGCAGATAGATATATTATTGCTCAAACAGAGCAAGAGTTCGTAAATAAAGGAGGTACGGATTTAAGTAAATGGATTCAAGCTGATTATACAACTCAGCCTCCAAGCGTTACATTAGTAGATGGTCAAGAGGCTGCTGCTAAGCAATTTATAAAAGATGAAATTCTTACGCAGTTTGGTCAGTCAACTAAAAAAGCTAAAGGTCTTAGTGGGCAACAGCCAAATACAGCTGCTGTTACAGGTAATAATAAGGACGTTGATGATGCAGGTTATATATCTGAATTAAATGATGTGTTTACAAGTCCAAATGCTGCTTCATCAAAAGCTATTCTTAAGAGGCTTATTGATTCCAGAAATGCTGAAGCTACAAGGCCAGAAGATAAAATTATATCTTTTGATATTTTAGATTCAATGATTGTTGTAAAAAGAGGTGGAGGACAAGATGATCTTATTATAGATAGAGTATCCGATAGCGGTACTCCTGATGATCCAGCGACTCCTGATATAGATGAGTCGTTAAACATTCTTGATACTGAGACTGATATTATGTCAGCTATTGACATATTAACTCCAGGTAAGGGTTATAGCAGAGGAAGGGTTAGGAATTTAATTACATCTCAAAAAATAAATATACAACCTCGTATAAATAGAGAATTAAAAACATCGGTATCGAAACCTCCTCTTAACGTGATAACTAACACGTCTACACTGCCTTCTGGTAAGACAGTTATAAAAACAATAGAGGATGCAATTGGAGGTAGTACCAAAGGTAATTTTGACAGTACAGTTAAAGAGGTTGTAGATGATGTTGTAGTTAACGCCATGGGTGGTGAGCTTAAAAGAGAGCTTGCAAAACAAGGTTTTGGTAGTCCAACAACAGAGGTTGTTACAGTTGGTGGTGAAGAGTATTATAAAATAAAAATAGCTGGTAAAGAGACATCTATTAGAATTAGTGGTGGAGAAACAAAAACAAATATTGCAAACAAAATAGTTGACGCGGTCAATGAAGCTACTAAGAAAGTTAACAAGAAAAGAGAAAACAAATCTGTTCAGAGTTTTAAAATATGGAAACGATCAAATCCAGGGAAAAACTTTGCAGACTATAAAGCATGGCGTAAGACTCAGTAATAATAAATATTTATGGAATTATTAGACGATTTATTAGGATTATTAGAGGGTATTGTAGATGACAAAGAAACACTTCAGGGTATAATTGACTCAGAAGGATTAGAAGTTTTGTACGATGAGATTGATCCAGATGCATTTCCTACAATGGAAGGTTATTTGTCTTACTTTGGTGAGCTTCAAAAAAAAAAAGAAGAAACTGGAGATACTCCTATTATTTCTCCAGAGGAAAATACGGAATCAAATACACAAACTCCTCAAGTGGAAGGGGCTGGATCTTCGGATTCTTCACCAACAACAGTTGATGTTCCTCAAGTAGAAGTACCTCAAGCAGATGTTCCTCAAGTAGATGTAGAAGAAACCAATGTTAATGTTACACCAAACATTGAGCAGGAAGAGCTTCCTGGTATATTAGATCCTACTTCTAATGCAAAAAAATTATATGAAATTGTAGATGACGAGATTGTTATTTTAGGTGACGATGGAATACCTAAAAACGACAAGGAAGACGAGACTTGGCTTGAAGAAAGCTGGCTTGGTCAAGCAATGGATTGGGCGTTTGATGATGTTCCAATTTTAGGTGTTCTTAGTGCTGATTTTTGGGGAGATATGTATCGTGCTATTGGTAACGGATACACCAAAGGTCAATCAGTAGATGACTCTATTGCTTTGTTTGCGAAAGGAAAAAATATTTCAGATCAAGACTTACAAGAATACATAGCTGCTGTTAAGAGATCAGAGAACGTAACTGTTTCTGATGAAATGAAAAGCTTTCAGAAAATTTATGATGAAAATGGTGGTGGTATTCTTGGCTTTATTCTTGGCTTTGGATCGAATCTTTCAATAGCTCCAGAATTACTTATTGACTCACTTTCGTCTATGATTAACCCAGCCTCCGCAGCAGCGGCAGGAGCAGGTGCAGCAACTGGTGCAGCAGCTGGTGCAGCCTTAACAGCAGTGTCTGGCCCTGGTGCTTTATTTGGAACAGGAGCAGGTGCTGTAGGTGGTGCTATGGGAGGAGCTTCGGCAGCTTTAGAATTTGGTATGTCTTATACTGAATTTATGAAAGAAGAAGTAGAGGCTAAAGGAGGTAAGTTTGATGCTGAAGGGATAAGGATGGTTTTAAATGACGATCAAGCACTACAAAGAATTAGAAATAGAGCTGCTACAAGAGGTCTTGCTATAGGTATGATTGATGCCATGACAGCAGGTGTTGCTGGAAAAGCTATTGGAGGTACAGGAAAAGCCCTGGCAAAAGCAACAGCAAAAAAATTAGCTGCTGGAGGCAAAGGAACTGTAACCAGAGCTATGGTAAATAAAGGAATTGAGATATCCGCTGGTTTAGGTGTTGAAATTGCTGGAGGTAGTTTGGGTGAAGCAACCGCAAGAGCTTTAGCTGGTCAGGAAATGGACGTGGCTGAAATAGGTCTTGAGGGTTTTGCAGGTGCAGGTAATGCTCCTATATCTTTAGCAAGAGGTATTTATACTACTCCAAGATATAATTTAAATGGTGACCTTGTTACCAAGGATTATATGTTGGCAACAATAGGAACTGCAACTCCAGATCAAATTGCTGGTATGGATATCGAAATAAAAAACGATAAAAAAATGCAGTCTGTAATAACAGACTTAAAAGCTACAAGTCAATTTGATGCAGACTTACAAGCTTTAGGTGTTCCTCCAGGGCCAGAAAGAGATGCTATTGTTAAATTAGAATTAGAAAAAAGCAAACTGCCTGATGCAAGGTCTGAGGCTACAAGACAAAGAAGAAGTCAGATAGATCAAGAAATAAATTTTCTTATAGGTGAATCATCTACTATAACAGAAACAGTAGAAATATCCAGGGATGGAAATACCTTTACAGAGGTGTTATCTGTTTCCAGAGCTGAAGCAAGATCTAAATTAAAAGAAGAAGGAATAGAGTCCGCAACAGAAGGTCAAGTTTCTGATATGCAGAAAGCCATGATGGAACAGCTTAAAAACTCTGATACACAAGCTGAAAAAGCAATTATTGCGGATCAAAAAATAGCTGATGACATAAAAAAAGAAGTAGAGGAAAGTATTACTGATCAAGAAGTTCAGGATAAAATAAATAAAGATACGTACACAGACAAGGAGTTTGATAACGCAAAACAATCATTAATAAAAGAGAAAGTAGATGCCATTCAAGAGTCAAGCACAACGCAGGTGGATGTACAAGAATCTTCCAGAGATGGCGAAGGAGTGGGAGAGGTCAACGTCCAAGAAGAAATTACCGAAGAGAGTCCAGCCAAAAATGAACAAGAGAGTTCCGAACCTACCACGCAAGAGGAAGCGGAAGTAGATAGAAAAGATAGAATAAATAAAGCTCCAAAAATATTTGGTAAATCTCATACTGACAAAAAACTACCTTATGGTAAAGCTGTTATCTCTGATATAACAAGTCCAGATTCTAAGGGTGTACAAACAGCTAAGTATAATAATCCCCAGACAGGAGAGTTAGATGTTATTATAAGTAGTAGCGGTGATTCTGCTAATTTTGTTGGTTTCACGAGAGTTTACGAGAATGGAAAGCCTACAAATAAGTTTACCGCTAAAATGGAGTCTACTGGAGATGTTTTTAAAAACATGATTACCGAGGCAGAAAACGCCTTGCCAGACGGAGCGGAAGTAGTAGAGACAACTACTATATCTATAGGTGGTTTAAAAACATACAACACATCTAAAACCTTAAATGAAAAGGTGGATTCAGATGGAAATGTTGTCACAAAAACAACAAGGTACAGCGATGCAACACAGCAATCTGTAAAAGAAAAAGGTAATGAAGCAGCTTTTAGTTCTTTCCGAACTGATGACAAAGTTAAAGCTGAGGCTGAGGTTGATAAAATAAAAAAGGCATACCCAGGAATTGAGGTTAAAATAAAAAGACAAGGATCAAAGAGGGGTAAAAAAACTTATACTATAGATTTAGAGTTGCCAGTTTTAGTTAAAACTCCAAAAGCTCCTAAAAATTTTCAAACGATACCTCCATCTCAACGTAAAGGAGGTACTCAAAGATTTAGAGTTCCAGGGAGCAGAACTGTTGATGTAGAAGTAGATGCAGAAGGAAAGGCTTATGCTGTAAATAGAAAGACTGGGAGGCCTTTAGAAAAGACTCCTCTAAAAGCTCAAGAGTTTATTTTAGAAAACGTCATAGATGTTAATGAGGGTACTCCTTTGCAGCTGGATGAGTCTACTAATTTAACACCAGAGCAATACACTTCTGAGATTGCAGAAAACTCTACCAACATAAAAGAAGTTGCTGAGACTATTGATTTAGAAAGAAAGAGATCAAAAGAGCTTAGTAAATCAGAAAAACAAGAATTAGCTGATCCTTTAGGTATATCTTCATTAGTAGGTAAAATAACTGAACAGCAATTTATAGATGCGAATGACGCTAACAATGTTACTCCCAATATGAGACGTTATTGGTTTGCCAAGAAACAAAAAAATATGTTTGGCAAAGAGACTGGACAGGATACAGATACTCGTGGTTTAGATGATTTAGTAATGGAGCTTGATGGATATACTCAAGAAAGAGAAAGCGACTACATTCAGCAGGTTGTTGAGTTTATAATACAAAATGATACTGGAAAAGTAAAGGCGCAGACTGGAAAATCTCCTGGTTTAGTAGATTTAGAAATTAAATTTGAAAAACTAACTGGACTTAAACCAACAAAAAGAAATATAGACACTGTTGTTTCAATTGATCCAAACAGAGAACCGAATACATTAACGGATACAAAAAACAAAGAAGCAAACAGAAAAGCAGCTTCTGAACCTGGAGTATTTACTAAAGGAAAAAGAGGTATAAACCCAAAGAGAATAACTCAAGGAAAGAAAAAGAAATCTACTCTTGTGATAGACGCTGACGGATTGGTTACTCAAATAAAACTTGAATCAAAAGCAGCGAAAGAATCTGAAGCTTCATATAAAGCGGCTCAACAGAGAGTATTAGACCAGATAAAAGACCTTCAAGTAAGAGGTGTGGTTAGAGCTAAACAAGCTTTAGTTATGACTCGAAAAGTATTACGAACAAACTTTAGTAAAGAGGCTCAGGT